TCCTTCATGTCGATAACACTCAAAGAAAATAGATTATAGATATCTTCTACAATAGTTTCAATTTTTTTCATGTGATATGAAAAGAGGAGAGTAACATGCTAGTCAGTACATAGACGTTTGTAACGCTGTTACGCATGTAACGCATTATAGCGTTTCACTATAAGTGACTACTCTCCTCTTTATCTCCTACGTTATATTAAAAGGGAACTGCTTCAGTCTCTTGGACGTACCCACCGTCTACGGGGGCGAAGTCCTGGTTACTGCCAGTGTATTCAATAAAGTCTACAATCTGTACAGCAGCAAGGTCGGCGGATACTCCCGACTTTCCAGCATAATCCCATTTGTAGGGGATAGCTTTTACATTAACTGTGCTACCATTAGCAATCTTCTTATCGTTATTCCAACGATTGTTTTGTGAGTCCATTACAAGGGGTGCATTACGTTGCGTACCATCCTTGCGAACAACCTTACGTTTGATAGTTACAAAGTCTCCACGCTCATCTCCTTTGTTTGTAATGGGTAGTCCGGAACTCTCAACTACCTCACGGTTATCATCATTAACCTCTACCTGAATTGACCACACTGGATCAAACTTGGTGTTAGGTTCAGTAATGGAAGCATAGTGGCACTTACCAGTAATGTAAATAGGGTCATTCATATTTTATTTCTCCTTTTAAAATCCGCACCATTGCGGCACTGTGTGGGATCATTCCCAAGTTTTCGTTGTCTACTACCAACAACAAAACGAATTATAGCATAGGTAATATGCTAGTGTCAAGTACTTTAATGTGTCTCTGCCCAATTATTTCCAACTTTATAATCGGAATCAAGTTCACATTTAAAGTTAAATGCTTTCTGTGTTTGATGCATAGCATCTTTAGTAATCTGTGTGAAGCGTTTAACGTCAGGCTTGGCTACCTCAAACTGATACTCATCGTGTACTGAGGCTACAAGCCTAGCATCAAGACCAGTCTTACGTATCCTGTTGTCCATCTCTACAAGCCACTGCTTGCATACAATAGCACCAGCACCCTGTAACAATGTGTTCAATGCGGCGTGTTCTGATCTGATATGTAGTCTCCTACCATCAAGACCTGGAATACTACCAGACTGTGCAGCCTCTTGTATGTTAGAGCGTAGCTTCTTGAGGGCTGGCATGTTTCGTAAAAACTTTTGTATTAATTTCTGACCATCAGATGCAGAGCCTCCTACAACTTTACCAATCTTAGCTGGACCTGCTCCGTAGAGAAAGGCATAGATAAAAGTCTTTGCTTGATCTCTAGTCTTCAGTCCTGCTGCATGTTGGTTAGCAGTATGTACATCACCTGTAAGAACCTCTCGTGTAAAGGAAGGATCATTCATGTAATGAGCAAGACATCTAAGCTCAAGATGAGAGGCATCAGTCCCTACAAGCTTGTGAGTTTCTGGATTAGATACTGTCCATAGGCGGCGGCACTCTTTACCATACGGACTGTAGACTGCTGGTACTTGTGCCATGTTTGGTTTGTTGTGCGCCATACGCCCAGTAATTGTCCGTAGAGTAAGAACCCTACCACGCACACGTAGGTCTTCATCACACTCCTGTATCCACGACTTGAGGAGTCCAGTTCTTTTCTGAAGAAGAAAGTAACGGCTGAACATCTCAGCTTCTGGCATATTGATCTTGGATAAAACTTCTTCATTGACAATAACATTACCTTTCTCTGTTAGTTTGTCTGGCTTCCACCCACGATCCATCAGACGTTCTGCTATCTGCTTACGGCTTGCTATATTAAATGGTACTATATTTGTTTTTGTTTTGAGTTCTATAATCGTAGGCTCAAACTCTTTCTCAGCATCGCTTTCTAGCTGGTGTTGTTCGTCCTCAAGCTGTGCTAGAAGTATCTGTGCTTCTTTAAGATCAAAGGCAAAGCCATTACGTTGCTGCTTGTCTAATATAATTCTGATGTTGCGCTCTAGATTGTAACAGGAATCAGAGAAACCTTTGCTTTCTTCTTCTAGTTTCTGTGCTACTTTATGCGTAAGATCAACGTCTCGCTTACAGTATTCTAACATCTCAGGTGTGTAGTACTTAAAGTCATGGTAGTCTATTTTAGGAAATCCAAAGCGTTCACCCCATGACTGTAGCGAGTGACCACCATCACGTACAGGATTGAATAGTTGTGACTCAATGAGAGTATCACGTACCTGTGCAGGTGCGATAGCAGAACCTGTTAGCTTGTTAAGAATGGGAGCGTCAAAGCTAATACCATTGTGCATAATAAATTTTGATATACGCCTTGACCACTCACCAAACTCTTGACATTGATTACCAATCCATTGACGCATCTGTCCTGTTTGATAGTGTTTAGCTACGATGCAATGTATAATGCTTGCATCTAGGTCATCAGTCTCAATGTCTACGATTGCTTCCATTAATCTATATCCACTATGTATCCGTCTGTTGTTTTTAGATGAAAGAACATCTCACCCTTACGAATGTTACGATTAGATACTTCTTTAACTTCAGAATTAAGAACCATATCACCATCAAAGAACCATGCTTGTTTACAGTCATCTCTAAAAACAACGAATGTTAGCATGTCATTGTAGTGATCTTTCTTCCATTTGTCAAGAAGTCTTTTCTTTCTATATGGAATACGTATTTCTTTCCATGATTTAGGCCATTCACCTTTCCAAGAATATTTTATTTCTACCTCATAGTAATGTTGGGGTAGGTCAGGTGATATGCTACATGTAATATCAAAGTATGTATTTTCTTTCATTGTGATTTCTGTTGAGTTTGTATTTTTTTGTAGCCAATTAAGCATAACATCCTTGGCTTTTTTATCAGCAACATCGTAAAGAGCCTTGTCAAATTTCTTTTTAACCGTCATTATCATTCTCCATAAATGGGTTGTCGATCTGCGTCATGCGGCCTGTGTCACGATCATAATGAAGGTAACAAGATATACCTGTCTCACCAGTATATCTGTTCTTTAGAATACGAACTGTAGTAGTGTTGGCTTCAACCTCATCCTCTGCTTGCTGGTTACGCTCCAGACCAATGACAGCATCAGACAGGTGGGCGATAGATGCAGAGCCACGTAGGTGGGACAAAGAAACTTCACGTCCATCCTCATGACCACGATCACCTGCTGGCCTACGTAGGTGACTGACAAGAAGTAAACCTATGTTAGTCTCCTCAACCAGTGAACGTAACTTGGTCATCAGTATGTCAATAGACTTACGCTCATCGCCATTGTCCTCTTGACCCGATACCAAGATAGACAAGTGGTCAAGGAACACCCACTTACAATCAAGAGCCTTTGCCATATAACGTACACGATCCAGTATCTCGTCGTTCTCAATGCTACCAAAGTGGTCAAAGGCAAAGAACCTGCCGCTACCCAGCGTAGCATCCTGCCACTCCTTGAGTTGCTCTGGTGTGTACTGTTCACGCACTTCCTTAATATATAATCTTGCATTAGCTTCTACGCTCATGATATTGAAGGCAGTGTTTCTGGTGCTTTCTTCAAGAGCAAGCACACCAATGTTAGCTTCTGTGTTACGCATGATGTGATGCATTAGTTCACGTAAGATGCTGGACTTACCCATTCCCGCACCAGAAGTGAACGTCACAAGTTCACCAGTACGCATACCGTAGGTCTTCTCGTTCATCTTAGTCCACGGGTAAGGACAAGTCTCGTTGATCTTCTCGTCATATAAAGCAGAACCAAGATCAGCTAGGTTTATAATACCTGCTGGTGTGTAAGTACGTGCGTTCCACCATGACTGTACAAACTTCTCACGTTGTCCTGTCTTGAGATACTCGTTAGCATCTTTAAGATCAAGGCTCACGATCTTACACTTGTTAGGCTCAAACAACTGTGCAACTTGTTGCTCCGCTAGTTTGCCTTGCTCATCGTTGTCAAAGCATACAACAACGGTATCAAACTTATTGAGATAGTCAAAGGATTGCTTACAGTTTTTAAGTGCGGACCCGGCACCATTCTTAATAGAAACTACAGGCCACTTGGAGCCAAGTAGTTCGTATGCACTCATGGCATCAATCTCACCTTCGCATACGGTAATGTACTTGCCGCCTTGATTGAAAACATTTTGACCAAACAAGCCAGCGTTAGACAAGTTTCCTTCAGACCAGAATTGTTTGTTACTTGTTTTGCGATACTTAGTTGCAATGTATGACCCATCTTTGTCAAAGTATTTATACATATGGTCAGTGATAACCGAACCTTCTTTGGCTACCATGACATTGTATTTTTTACAAGTCTCAGAACTAATTTTCCTATCGTCTATAGAATACCACTGAAAGTTTTTCTTGGCGTTCATGTTGATTGGTACTACCTGTTCTGTCTTCATAACTTCTCTGGCTCCTATGGTTGTATGGCAACTAAAACAATGTGTATGGCCGTCATCGTATAAGCTATTGGCATCACTTGAGCCACAGCTTTCACAAGCCATGTGCTTTATAAATTTACTGTCGGTTTCGTATTGCTGCATTGTTCGCCCCTTCATTAAAACTAATACATACTAGGTAGTTACGCAAGTAACTCCACTACCTAGTATGTATTAGGTAACCATGTTAATGCGTTTGATGGATTTAACAACTCCCTCAAAGTCTTCGAGGTGTAGAATATTTGGGCCGTCACTTGGAGAGTTGTCGGGGTCTTCATGAACTTCCATAAAGAAGTGTTGCACACCAACAGCGGCGGCTGCATTTATTAGATATGGTACATACTCTCTATTCCCACCAGTAGATGACCCAAGCCCTCCAGGTTTTTGAACTGAGTGCGTTGCGTCAAATACGATAGGTACGCCGTGGGTGTTTTGATATTCTTTTAACATGTAAACTAATCCTGTGTAGTCAACTACTAAAGTATTGTATCCAAAGGAAGTTCCACGTTCTGTAATTAAAATATTTTTGTTACCTGTCTTGGACAGAATACCAGAGACATCCCATGGTGCAAGGAACTGTCCCTTCTTTATGTTTACGATCTTACCTGTAAGCACTGCCCTTCGTATAAGATCAGTCTGTCTACATAGAAAGGCTGGTATCTGAATTATATCTGGTAGCCATCCACGTTCTTCAGCCTTGTCTATCTGAGATACATCATGAAAGTCTATGCATGATTTCACATTTGTAATTCTACAGACATTTGATATAGCTGTCAAACCTTTTTTAAATCCAAGACCACGTTCACCAGACATGTGTGACCTATTTGCTTTATCAAAAGATGCTTTGAAATAATATTCAAAACCTAATGAATCACATACTTTTTTACAATAATTAGCTATACGTATTCCTTGTTCTTCACTTTCGATCTGACATGGGCCAGCAATAATCATTTGATTTTCCTTATAGAATAAGTATTAGTTGTGGGTTCTTTAAATAAATGTTGAAGTAAATTCAATCTATTATTAAGTTCTTCTACTGCATCTTTTTTAAATTTAAAAGAGTCAACAACTTTTTTATTATTGAATATAACTTTCCATTTGTTTTTATCTTTATTCATTAAGTAAAACCTTCCATGAAACTGGAAATAAATTTTTCATATGTTCAGATATCATGCTTGCAATTTCTTTTGTTTCTTTCTGGGCATCGTCACTCATTCTTAGAGTACATACCCTAGCCCACGCCGCCAAGCTACCAGTCCAGTACCACTCAGTGTACATTGATACAGGTAGAATGGTTCGTGCCTGTTCAGGACAAACCCCATTGCTTAACATATAATTATAACTGTCAATACAATGTCTAACAGTGTCTCTATATACATAGGATATGGTATCATTGTTTTCTATAACCTCGTCAGTTGATCCCTGTTTTTTATCGTCTGCTTTTTTTCTCCAGGATTTTGAACTCCAAAACTTTGGAGGATAGTCAACGTACCTGCGAGATACTTCATTCCATGTCAGGCCAACCTGATGCTTGACTAGCTGCCTTGCTACAAATATAGGCGCACTAATTCTAAACTGAGCGGAGCAATGGGCAAAGGGGGTCCAGTGTTTGTGTGATGCTAGGTAATTAATAAGTTTAACATCCTTATCTTTTAGATAAGTTTTGACTGCCCACTCGTCGTTGTCATCAGACCAGTAATTCCAATCGCTTTCTTTATTAAAAGAAACTCTGGCCGAATTAACTACCGTTAGGTCGCTGCCCATATGATCTATAAGTTTAACTTCCATCGAAGGACTCATCCCATAGTGTTGTAACAAAGTCTTCCTTGTCACGCATAATCTCATCCACCTCTTGCTTGGCTAATTTCTTAGCCTCCTTTTTATTATATCCTTCTTCTTCGTATTGATTAACTAGGTTTCTAAAAATTGTATTGCGGTCACGCTGCCAAAAATTCTTAGTCATTGTCTTCCTCATGTTCTACCCAAGTGTTTCGATTAGAATAATCTTTTTTATATTGTGCTAGTTCATTTCTTAAATTTTTAATTACGTTATCTTTTTCTTCTATTAATCTAGAAAGCTTTAGTATATGATTGTGTAATCTCTCACGCTCAGTTATCATAATTATATTCCTATTTAGCTTGAGTGTCAACATAAAATATATGATTGTCTAATCTAATTAGACGTTTAAATCTTTTAGATTGGGACCATCCAGGTTTAACGTACCTTGCATGGTAGTGCGTAGCATCACTGATTGCTTTTATTGTGACGCCATTCAATGCCAACTTAGCTACGAATAAACTTTGTTCATATGCATTATGATTTTCTATACGTTCAGACTTGCCGTCGCACCAATAGGAAAACATACACTTGTTTCGTATTGGATTTCCCTTCCATTCTTTAGCTTGATGTACCACATCACATACATTTGATGGATAGTTCTCAAGTTCAGCCCGGTTAAGAACAACGATAGCTACGCCTAGTTGAGATAGTAATCCTTCAGACCTAGACTCAAAGTAAATTGCTTCAGCTAAACAAGATATCTCACTTTCTTCTGCCTTAGATATATTTACTCTCATGATTACTAATAATAATATCATTAAAAATAATATTATTTTCATTGCATTCTCTCAATCCTTATGTGGGATGGATACGAACCATTGTGTGGCATGATCCCATCATTGAGTAAGCATAGTGCTGCCTCACGTTCTGAATCAAACACACATACTTTATTTGTAAAGTCATCTATCATTACATCTATTTCTGATATGTCAGAAATAAATGCATAGTCTGACTGTGTAATTATATAAGACACTAGAAAATAAAGAAATACATTAGTAGTGAAATTAAACTTCCTAACATTTTATTACCCTTGCCCCCTGTATTTTTTAAAACTTCTACGTGTATGTTTATTCTTTGGTTTTGATCTTACACTATTTCCAATAGAGGTTCGCTTCTTAACTCTATGAAGTGAAGGATCAAATGTGCTTTGTGTTTTCTTTGCCATAATGTTATCCCCTCATTTCCTCGACCATCCAGTCAGGTGCAGGTCGTGTCTTGTTCCAAGTAGCTATGCTACCTTTCTCTTGTTTGTAGTAATTACGGTAAGCTGTTTTAGTAATATCATGCTTGCAATAATCAGGCATACACTGAGGCGGTGCAGTGTACTCACCACTAGACAACCCATGAGGTTGTTGTCGTAGCCGTTCAAGTAAACCAGACCATTCGACTTTGTGTACCTTGTCATAGCGGTGTGTGTATTCCTTACACAATGCTTGGAGAAGATGCCAAGCCCACTGGTATTGCTCTTTGTTTTCACGCACCCAAATAGAAGATGGATGATTTTTATGTGTAAGTTTATAACACTCAATAGAAGGAGTGCCGTCTACCAAATGATGTGCGGTTGATAGTAGCTGTGCTGTTTCAAGAATCATTTTAACAACATGCTTATCACAATGCATCTGTGCCGCTAGTTCTGGGTCGCTATCTAGATAAAAGATATTCATACACTTTCTCCTTTAGTTAAGCTACCAGAGCCATGCTCTTGGTTTCAAGATTAGTCCACTCACTAGAGTGCAACATCTTACGAACACGATCCTCACGGTTGACCTTCACGTTATGGTCAGCACCACGCTTGCTGTTGGGGTGAGAGGACCAGTACGTAGCAGCATTGTATGCTGACCAGAGCGTACCGTTATCACGTTGAGCATATCCCTCATAACGTCCACGTCCATGTAGGTGACGGTTCTCTTCGTCAAAGATTTTCATAAGGTTAGATAGCATTACCTTATTGTGTTCCTTCTTACGTGAGACATTGTTGGTACGAACAGCCAGCGTCTTAGTGAACAGGTTGATAGCTTCATCACGGGTGATAGTAGTATCATACCAGTCACGCATACGTTCCAGTCCAGTACCAGAGATAAACTCACCAGCCGTTTGTATCTTAGAGGCGAAGGCAGGGACGTTGAAGTTCTTGGTGTGCCTACCATATACATAGGCCAGCTTGTCTCCACTGACCAGAGTATTGTAGCAGAAACCACGCCACAGACCCATCATACCGTTGTTAGCCCACGTCCTGTTGTGGCTAGTACGAAAGACAAACTCAGGTTCGATGCTATCTTTACCTTCACGCATGGTCATTTTATGAGCAGGAAACTTAGCACGTAGTTCTAACTTAGCACCACCATCATAGACTTCTGTGGTGAACTGTGCATCTGTAGTGTCTACCTGTGCTAATGCCAGTGCTTCCTCTACACCACGCACGATTTCATCGTACTGTGTGATGGCATAGTCTTCCGACACAATGCCAAGCACCTGCTTAGTATCCTTACGGCGTAGACCTACACCAATGTCCGAGGGTACTTTGTCTTGAGTACTGAAGCCCTCGTAGTCTTCATAGCTTTGGATGAGGGGAAACTTCTCTACTTCAAAGTCAATTTTTGTATGGTCAAACATTAGTCGTTCCTTTGTTTGAGGTTGTGTAATAGTTCAGTTAGTTCTTGTATTGTTAGTCTTACTTTTTTAGCATCATAAGAGCCAGTAAGTTGTAGCTCACTTAATACTT